GGTTAATAGTACCGTAGTCCATTGAGATGTACCATGTGCCTACAATCTCATCGGGATTGCCGTCCCACAACTTATCCTTAATATGGTCATTGTAATCTTGGTAAACAAGACCCTCGGCAATAACCCACTCACCAAGGATAAAGCGGCGGTAAAATGTGCCTTGGTAAAGGCTGTAATACCGCTGTTTTACCTTGTCTGATAATGATAGGTTATCGTCCATTAAAAATTTAAGTCGCAAAGCGTGCTTTTCAGGAGCCTTTAAAACCCACTCACGATAAAACCAATGGTTAGGGTTATCGGGGTTGCAATTGAACCAAAACCTTGCACCCTCAACAGAGCAACGGGCAAGAGCCTGCTCAACAAATGACCTCGGCATCAGAGCAACCTCATCGAAGAGGACGCCTGCAAGCGTAACGCCCTGAATTAAGTCCTGTGAGCTTTCGTCTTTACCGCCGAAAATGTAAAATGTGTTAGATTTGCCGTCTTTGCTGATTATCAGCAAGTTTTCCGACCGTTTATCCTTGATGTCATAGCGGTGTTTGAGCATATTGATGAGAGGCTTAATAACATTTCGCCTGCAAGAGCCTACGGTTTTGCCGCATATAGCAAAGTTACAGTCCGAGAACATCGCCATTGCCCAAAAGATAAAAGATATACTCATGCTTACAGTTTTTCCCGAACGAACAGATCCGTCTGCAATTATCGCATCATATTTATCCTTTATCCCGTCAACTTTCCACCAGCTAAGTACTTTTAGCTGCTTTCTCGAAAAAGGCTTAAATTTCATCTTTAAAAGCCTCCTTGCCTGCACCTTCGAGTGCCTCAATCAATCCGTCGTCAACGGTTTCTACTGTTTCGGGCTTGAAGTAATCCGCATACAGCTTAACAGCCCGTGTGTCGCCGTTCTGACATTTTTTAATCAGTGCCTGCCGAATTGCCGTCAGCTCATCATTTTCATATTTTGCAATTAAAGCATTTAACTTTTTGCGAAATTCCCTTGATTTTACAACTCCATAGGACAGAGCAAGTGATTTTAAATCTTCAACAATGTTAAATTCCTGCTTTGTGTTTGTATCCTTGAGCAATTGTTCAAGTTTTGACAGCTTATTCTTCATTTTGCACCTTCTTTCTTTTTTGCATAAAAATAAACACCCGTTAAAAGGTGTTTAAAAGCATTTTAATATATATAAAAACAGCGGTTTGCGTTAAATTTTAATGTCAGCCGTTATCACGATTTAGGAGGGATTGTTCCATGGGCAAACCGCTGTTTTTAACTTGGGTATAGCTCCGCCATCCGCTAACTTGAGGTTATCGGTAGCTTTGCTGTATGTCAGCCGTGTCACATCAAGCAGAGACGAATCAATCCGCTGTCTGTTCGGGCATTTGTTCGGTAAACGATACTGTAAGCTCAGTCGGCTCACCTGCAAGGGTAATTTTGATCGTTGCTTTCTTGTATCGTTTCTGTACTTTCACAATTTTATCTTTATTCTCAGCCAAAAATCCGCTGACAGTTTCGTAACCTTCACCAGTGAATTTAAGTACCGAGGGAGTTTTCAAAAGTTCGCTTAAAGTCAGAATAAATTCAGACTCTTTGTCGGTTAAAGGGATAGGACTTGTACCGCCGCCGAGTAATCTGATAATGTGTGGAATACCTTTGAATACATAATACTTTGACCACTCATAGTCCATACGGACAAATACATAGCCGTCAAAAAGTATATGCGGTTGGGTTATCCACTTGCCTTTTGAGCGTATCAGTTTGTTTTCAATCGGCACAATGGCATCATAACCACGATGTCGGAGCTGTTCGGCAACAGCGTGTTCTTGTCCTGTGTTTACATAAAGCACATACCACTTGATGTTCATCATCCTTGCTCCTTTGCTTTGAGCTTGTTGATTTCGTCCATAAGCTCGTTGTAGAGCCGTGGATTACTCTTTTTGATAGTGTCATAAAGCAGGCTCTGATTTTCTTCGAGGGCAATCTGCTTGTCTGACTTGACATCCGTGTCGGTCTTACGCTTGTATGTTACTGCTCTCGCAAGGGCAGTAGCCTGTCTTAAAAGGTCTTCGGCAGACACTTCATCGAATTGTCCTTCGTCAAGTTTTGAAATGGCATCAAAAACCTTTTGTGATGCCATTCTCAAAATAGCCTCTGCAGGGTCAATTTCAGGATAACGCTCAGTTTCGGTTAAAATCATACGAAAATTTTCCTGTGCAATTCTGAGCTGTTGAGCGTTAGCTAAAAAGCGTGATGCGTAACGGCTGACCGCCGCCTGCGACAACTGTTCGCCGTTATCAGCAAGGTATGACACAATTTCACGGTATGTCTGTCCGCTTACAAGCATCTGATCTACGGTGTCTTTGAGGTCAGAGGGCAGTTTGTCGATTTTTCCGCAAGCTCTGCGGTTGTTTCTGCCCATAGCTAAACCTCAACCGAGTTATCGGTGACGGAGCCTTCGAGGAGCTTAATGCCCTTTGATGAGAGTTTTGCCTCAAGTTCTTTATACGGCACATCTGCGATGTCGGCAGGCTCTTTTGTTTTGATATGACGGAGCAAGATGTACTCCGACAGAAAGAGGTAATTAACAGATGACAGGAAGTCATGTTCTGATACATTGCTGATTGCAAATTTGACATCAGACAGTTTTTCATAATTCACATGAAGTATGTTAATAGTTCTCAAAATCTGTCCGTTGTTCTGCACGAAGTTTCTTGCTTTGATTTTCTGCATATATACCTCAGCATCGTTAGTCATTGTTTTTACCTCCTCTTAAAAGCTCCAAAATGAGCTTGTTTTGTGTCTTTATTTCGTCCTTAACCTCGTTTATAGAGTTGTAATAATCCTTTTTTGTAAGGC